ACTACGGCAAAGGCACGGTGCCACCGGGCATCTTGCAGCTGCAGGGTACTATCCGTGATCCAGAAAGATTGAAAGCCATCGGCCAACAATTTGATGGTGCAGTAAAAGAGGGTAGAACACCAGTAGTACCAGAGGGCGCAGAGTACAAAGGCATCACAATGACTTTGCGCGATAGCCAATACATTGAAACACAAAAATGGACTGCAGAAGAGATTTGCAGAATTTTCCGAGTGCCACCACATAAAATTGGCATGATGGAGCATGGTGTTTACAATAACAGCATCGAAGCGCAAAATCACCAATTCGTTACAGATTGCATCCGTCCACTGGTGGAAATGATCGAAGAAGAATTTGAAAATAAGTTAATCAATAACAACAGCCTAACGGTAGAAATGGATTTCACCAATCTCATGCGCGGTGATATTTCTACGCAAGTGCAGCGGCATGTAAGCTACTGGAACATTGGCGCCATGAGCGTTAATGAGATCAGGCAAGAAAATAATCTTCCACCAGTTGAGGGTGGAGATGAGCGGCATACACCAGCGCACATGGCTATAAATGGGGACGTACAAAATGGCGAAATCAACAAAACCGAAAGCGGACGACAAAACAGCGAAGGAAACGCAGGACAACAGATCACCGTATAGGCAGAGAATCGACAAAAGCAAAAAGAAATGAAGGAAATTAGATCATTTTCACTATCCGCCAATAATCTAGAAAATAGAAGTGTAGAAGGTTACGCGGCTACTTTTACGGATTATGATATGGGCGATTTCATAGAACGCATTGCACCTAGTGCATTTGATGATCTAGCCAATCAGGATGTTCGGGCATTGTACAATCACAATCCAGATACAGTTCTAGCTCGCTACAATAAAGGCGCGGGTACGCTATCTTTAAAAGTAGATGAGCGTGGATTATCATACGGTTTTGAATTGCCAAATACTACATTAGGCAATGATCTAAAAGAGATGTTAAGCCGTGGAGATATAAGCCAATCATCTTGGGGATTTACAGTGGCCGCGCAAGAATGGGACTGGAGCGGAGAAAAGGCCGTGCGGACCATAACCAAAGTGGGCAAAATATTCGATGTTTCATTGGTAACATATCCGGCTAATCCTGACACCAGTGTTGCATTACGCAGTCTAGAAGCTGCACAAAAAGAATCAGAAACAATTAATAATATTCCGATGGAAGAGAATAATCAAACGGCCGCTGCACAGGCCGCTGCACCGGCCGCTGAACCGGCCGCAGAAGTACGTGCAAATAATTTTGTTGATAGTTCAGCAGTTGCGCAAGGTTTTGGCCAGTCAGAAGTGCGCAACCTTAGCAAGTTCAATGTAGTATCATTGATTCGCGAAATGCGTTCTGGTAAACTTACTGGTATCAATGCAGAATTGAATCAGGAAGGTATCAAAGAAGCGCGCAGCTATGGCGGTTCATTGAACAATGCCGACAATGGCCATGCATTCCACATGCCAGAGCGCATGCAAGAAGAATTAAGAGCGCAAACAGTTGGCGGAACTAGCAGCGTTGCTGGTGATCTTGGTGGCCAATTAGTGCAGACTGTGAAAAGTACTTTCATTGACTTTTTGCACCCATCTACACCAGTACTTGATCTTTGTACTAAGGCAGAAAACTTGCAGGGTGATGTAGATTATCCAGTGGAAAAAACTGTACCCACATTAAGCTGGCAAACAGAAACAGGCGAAGAAGCTGCACAAGATGTAACTTTTGGTACTGTTAGCAGCAGCCCTACGCGTGCGGCCATGACCATTGAATTGAGCAACCGTTTGTTAGTGCAAGAATATTCTTCTGGCCTACAGAACAGACTGATCAATCAGTTGAACCGTGCTTACAGCACTGGAGTTGAAGAGGCCTTGTTAAATGGTAGTGGTGCCAGCAACGAACCTACAGGTATCATCACTGCATTAAGTGGATCATATCAAACAGTTGGCGTTCCTACGCATGCTAAATTGATTGACAATTTCGAGTTAATCCTAGCAAACAAAGATGCGTTAATGGGACGCTTGGCATACGTTACAGATCCAGCAACGTTGGCTTTCTTAAAAAGCACAAAGTTGGATGCTGGTAGCGGCCGTTTCCTTGCAGATGGTAGCCTAGCAAATGTGCTATCTAGCAACGGTTACAGCGTTTACACCACAACCGTGTTACCATTATTCACTGCAAAGCATGCAATGATCTTTGGTAACTTTGAGGATGTAATACTTGGCATGTGGGGTGGTCCAGTATTGATGGTTAATCCATACACCAAGATGAAGTCTAGTTTGACTGAAATCTACATGGAGCGCCAGCTAGATGTTACAGTTGCAAGACCAGATTCATTTGCTGCAGCGATTGACATAGTTTATTCTTAAGGAGTAGTAGTTTTTTTTCATAGACATGGTTTAGTGTTATGGTAAGCACATCTTTAAATCTTGAAACAATCAGTTTAAACGAGGTAAAAGCATTCGTGCGTGTTGATACAGATGCGCACGATGCTTTGCTTACCGTATTGATGAACGCGGCCATGCATGAGTGTTTTAACCTTACACATACGTGTTTTGGCACTGGAGAAATTACAGTTAAACGGTGGGATGTATTGCAGCAATTAGATCTGCCATACGGACCAGTTACCAGTATTACCAGTGTTAAGCTAGATGGTGAAACAACTGATTCTTCCAACTACGAATTGCGCGGAAATTTGCTACAGATAGATGTGGCATATAGTGAAAGCATTGAAGTGGTTTATGCCATAGGCACCACAATGCCAGCGGATGTAAAACACGCAATTCTGCAGCGTATAAAATATGGTTTTGACTTTGGGGACGATTTGCCACAAAACCAGCAACCACGCTTTTTTGATCGCGTGTTGATGCGTTACCGGGACCACAAAACTTTTGCAGGGTGAATTTAGATAGACGCATAGAACTACACCAAAAGGTTACAACACGTAATAGTTCTGGACAATATTTGTCCACATACACATTGCATTCTACAGTGTATGCAGCGTTAAATCCTACCAATGCCAAAGAAGATAACAGCGGTGCGCAACTATATGAAGAGCGCGTTGTGCGTTGGATGATCCGTACGCATGCCAGCGTGCAGCATGATTGGCGCGTAATCCACAATGGCGAAGAATTTGAAATCATTGGCATCTTGCCAAATGGCCGGAGAACCTACCAAACATTAATTTGTAAATACAGAGATAATGAGCAGTAGAGCGCAACAACTGGCAAGTGAACAAAGCTGGAAAGATCTGCAGCGTAAACTTAAAAGTTTACCAGAGCAAGTAAGGCGGAAACAGGTCACGCGTATTTTAAGGCGCGAAGCCCGTCCGTTAGTGTGGGCGGCAAGAAAGGCCGCGTATGATGGCAGCCAAGAAACAGCAATGGCAGGAAAGAAATCATTGCGCAAAAATGATGGTGGCAACTGGTACAATCTATTCTCCACCATCAATGTATTTCCAAATAAGAAAAACAAGGATTATCAATATGTTGTAGTTGGTACCAGGAGCATACAGAAAAAGCCACGTGGCGCCTTATATGCCCAATGGCAGAACCTTGGCGGCATGGGTAACAAAACAGGCGGTTTTGCTGCAAAAAGATTTTTTGACAAAGCCGAACAAAATTACGGAAGCGATGTGCATCGTAAAGCACTAAGATCCGTGAACCGAGAAATTGAGAAAATATTAAAAAGTACATTTCGGTGAATTATTTGAGCCTGATATATAATGCATTAACTAGCGCCACGGCAAACCCGGTGGCACCAGTGCAGATGGCCCAATTTCAGGAACCACCGTTTGTAGTCTTTAACATAGATAACATTGATCCATTAAGCACAAAGCATGCAGTACCTTGTGATCTCGTTACTGTTAGCGTAATGGTATTCAATCAAAACTTAGATAATCTGCAAACAGATGCAGATGCAATAAGAAGTGCATTAACATGCCTTAGCACGGTACAAAGTAGCTGGATGGACTTTGCCGGAATCGAGTACAACGAGATCACCAAACAGTATTACATGATGCAGATGTATTCTTTGCGCATACCAAGAACAGCGCCAGAGAATAACGGCATTGGTGTGATGATAATAGGTTCAACTTTTATAGTAGCATAGCATGGCACAAGAAGATAGAAGCACGTTAAAGTCTTATTTCAATACAGGCGATATCCCTACAGAAGCGCAATTTGCAAATCTGATAGATTCTTTTTTGAATTTGGCAGAAGATGCCGCACCATTAGATGCCAATGATATTGGCACAACCGTGCAGGCTTACAGCGCTATTCTTGCAGCCACTACTGCAGCATTTACCACTGCCTTGCTGGATAAATTAAACGGCATAGAAGCATTGGCAGATGTTACCGATGCAACAAATGTAAATGCAGCTGGTGCGGTAATGAATAGTGATTACAACCAAAGCCACAGCGTACTGGTCCAGCAAAATAGCAGCGGATCCCCAGAGATTGTAAATTTCAATAATAACAGCATTCTTGGCAAAAGCGGTGGAGATATAGATGCATTATCAGCAACAGAGGTGCGAAGCATTATAAATGTA